TACTCACCAAGGAAATTATCCAGTGTATTTACGGTGTTTGTGTCCTTATAATAGGCAGTATGGTTACCCACAAGGGAATGAACCTCGACCCCCATTTTTTGTAGTCGATTGAAGTAATTATTTCTCGCCCAGTCTACTGACCAGATGTCTACATTCTTTCTATTGTCAAATGTATCACCTAAATCTAGCAATACTTTTATATTATTCTCTTCTAAGTATGGAAAGAATACGTTGTCGTAAAAATCTTTAAAGTAATCATGAAAAATTCGACTAGACTTCCTAGCACCGAAGTGCTGATCTGTTATTATTGCTATATTCAATTTGATTTAACCTGTACGTTCTCTTTTATACTGTTCATGTCAGAGTGGTTGTCGTTACCATCAGTGTGGAACAACTGATCATACCCTGATTTTGTTATAATTTTGTTCTTTATCTCTAACTGTCTCTTCTCTTTGGATATTCTACGTAGAAACGCATAGTATATAATCTGAGTAAAATAAGCAAAAGGATTACTGGACTTAGCAGGATCAAAATTATTGATATACTGTACACAATTCTCTATCCCATCACATATCATGTCCTCTCTGAACATGTAGTTGACGAAGTTAGGTTTGTATGACAGGTGCGTTGCGATCTTAAGGAAACACTCTCCAATGTAATTGCCTATACGAGGTTTAGGTTCACCCTTCTCCTCAGCTTCTTTACACTCTGCTCTGAAATCCACCAGTGCTAGGAGGAATTCTTTGTTGTTAACGTAGTGTTCTGACTTCTTTTTCATGATCGTCCGCTGTTGTTCTAATTATACTTTGTTACAGTCCCAAAGTCAAGCTTGACAAGGTTCTGAAATAGGTGTACACTAACTGTGTAGCAGGTTCAAAGGTCAATTAGGACCATTTATTTTTCTTCTTAAAGATAGACTCTAGAGTTTTTCTAGATTCTTCTACAGAACCAACCCTACCTTGATTTGTAGGACCTTCTGTCTCATCTGGTAATACTTTATCAACAGACATCTCATAAAACAGTTTAACTTCATTGTCACACTCTACACATGTGATGATTCTATCCATAGGTACGATGAATGATCTCTCTTTAGAGAACTTCATCCATGGTGACACTTTAGCTCCGACTCTAGAGTCCATAGTAATCTCTTCAACCACTATAGGATCTTCTAATACTAAGTAAGTACCGTTATCATCGTCCACACGTGAGACTTTAGATAGTATCTCTTCGCCAGATACAAGCATGATTGCACCCAAAAATTCTTCAGTAGGCATATCTATTTCGTTTGTAGGTTGACATCAATAAATTCATAATCGAATGACTCTTCATTGTATATTTTAACACGTTCAATCAAATGATTGAGAGTATAGTTGCGACGACCACTCTTAGAGATATCGTCTGCTATATCATATAGTACAGCTTTTCTTTTGTTGTCTCCTTTACGGAGCACCCGTCCGATTGACTGTAAATTCCTTATTCTAGATTTACTGGGGGAAGCGAACACTACATTGTGTAGGTTCCTTATGTTAATACCTGTTGAGAATGTACCGTATGATGCCACGATTATACTGTCAGTCGTGGTCTCAGCGATCTGTCTCGCCTTCTCCCTGTCCTCTGTATCTACTCCTCCATAGATTAGAAAGGACTGTCTAGAATCTCCTATGTGATTATTTATCAGATCGAAAAGTGGCATGCCATGCTTCTCAACATAGTTAAACAACACCAGAGTGTTGCCCTCTAGATCACATACGAGGTTACGGATGAATCTATTGCGACCTTCATGGGAGCATAGGTACTCCATCTCATCCTGATAGGTATCAAATGGTTCATACTTGTGCTTGAGCATGAGTATTTTAATCTCAAACTCAGACAGGTGACCCTGTTTGATAAGGTTCTCAGTTTTAGTAACCTTAGCACACGTGCCAAAGACTCCCTCTAAGACCAGACGGTTGGTCTGTAACCCATCTAAAGTACCAGTGAACCCTATTCTATACTTACAGTCATGTAACTTGTTCATGATACCAGTCAAAGACTTTGCTTTGAACTGATGTGCTTCGTCACCTATGACTGCTCCGAAGTTCTCGAAGTATTTCTTAGGTAGTTTATAGATGGATTGCCATGTAGTTATTATAACATCCTTATCAGAAAATGGCGACGCACCACCATATACTTTGTGGCAATAGTGTTTTGCGTTCCAACCATAGTCTCGGAAGTCCTTGTACATTTGCTCTACAAGGGACGTAGTAGGCACTACAATCAACGTTTTAAGGTCTTTCATGCCAAAGTACCTACAGAGTGAGTATATCATTAGACTCTTACCACTAGCAGTAGGTGACAGGAGTAGTCTCCTCCTGTGTCTCATTGCTTCGTAGATTGCTTGGTACTGGTAGTCCCTTACTTGATGAGGTAGTCGTAGTCCTTTAACGAATTCCCCGACAGCAGCGGGCGTAACAAGGTCATCCACCTCTTCTGGAAGTCCGTAGACGTTGTTGTCAACGAACTCGTATGGGTACCCTCGCTCCTGTAAAAAAGTTGTAACGTAAGGTAGGAGGCCAGCATATATCTCACCTGTAGCTGGACTGTATAGTTTGATTTTTCCATCCCAATAGCGTTTCTTATACGCAGACATGAACTTTGCTTGAGGCACCTCGAAGGTGAACTCGTCTGCCAACTCGTATTGTACGTGGGGATCGCAATTAATTGTAAGATATACTTCGTTCTTCTTCTTTATTAGAACATCAGACATCATAACCCTTCAGCATTTTGGCAAACTCAATCGCATTCTTGATATGAAACGATTGATTGTTCACAGCCGTTAGTATACTCTTAAGAGTATCAATCATCTGGTTATAATACTTGAGCTTGAATACAGCCTTCTGGTATTTTTCATCCGCATCTATGTAGATGGAGATGTCTGTCTTTAGAAGTTTAGTAGGAAATGGCTTTTCAGATTTTCCCGTATAAAATTCCCAGAGTTCACGGTAAAGTGACTTAATTTTTAATTCGTGCTCATCTCTAAGCACTGTTACTTGATTCAGTAACTGTAGATACTTAGCATGTTTCCTTGGTATAGCAAGGGAATCATGGTCTAGTTTTTCATCATCAAGTTTAGAGTCCTCCTTCCAGAGGTTCTCAATCAATTCAAGATTCATACTGTATCTCTTCTGTAGTATATATCAGACTTTGTTTCCGTCGCTATCTATGAACTCTAGTAGGGTATATTTGAATGTGACATCAGCAGTTACGTAGTCAATGTCAGTAGGATCTGCTGAGAATCTTACTCCACTCAAACTTGTAGGGAATAAATTCATGAAGACTGTAGTAGTTATAGTGTTCATGTTACTGTCTAACACTAACAGTCTAGCATCTGTTGTAGCTTTTTGGAAGTTACCTATTCTACCTGGCTCTTTGACTCCCATCATGTACTGCATAAACTCTTCTTCTTCCTTGGGGTTAGTCAGTCCCTTCAACCATTTGTATATTTCATAGTAATTATCCATGTTCTCATTGATCATGAACGTCAAGTTAAGATCACCAAAGGTCATCTTGTCACCAGGTGTGTCGTATGCTTTCACTCTGGTCTCAATAGTTCTGTTACCTATGCTTATCTCAGGTATATTAACTGTTTGACAGAAGAATTCTACCGTAGGTATCCTCTCTATGAGGAATTTAAAACCGACGGGTGATAGAAAGTTCTTGCTGTCAGGGGAAAATGCTTTCATAGTAGTATTTAGACATAAAAAAAGAGACCCGAAGGTCTCTTTAGAAGAATATAAGCGTCTCGCTTACATTAGGTTAGCAACCTTAACTCTTCTGTAGTAAGCATTAGCTCCAATGTTTGAAGAATGCTGTGGGTCAGAGTTAGAAAGTGCTGCAAGTCCCTTAGCAAATGGGTTAAGAACCATTCCGTATCTTGTCTTAAACCCGATACGTGGCTGGAATGTATCCTGACCAATCGCTCTGTACATCTGGAGAGGCACATAAGGACAGTAGAATAATCCTGCGTCATAAGCATTAGTTCCTTTGTAACCAACAACATAGTACTGGTCAGCTGAAACGTTTGCTGAGTAAGGGTCGATGTACACTTTGAATCTTCCGTTGATTGTACCAACGAATGTGTTTCCTGTGTCATCAATCTCGCCAAGTCCACCAACTGCTTGGTTGATACCTGAAGAGTAGTCTAGAACACCCGCCATAGCAAGAGCAGAAGCAACATCACTTGAAGTGATGATTACATTACCCTTTCCTCTACGAGTCTCTAGTGCGATTGCGTTAGCATCTCTTTCGATCTGGAATAGAAGACCTTTGAATTTCTCAACAGACCATCTTCCATTTGAGTCAACGTCTAAGTCAAATACACCAGCGTTAGCTGTGTTAACCTGAGCACCAGGTTTAGCACCTCTGTATACTGTACGTACGACTTCTCTGTTGATTTCAGCAAGGATCTCAGTTGAAAGAATGTTTGCTAGTTCAGACTCGGCATCTAATCCGTGGATTGCTTTCAAGTCTTGTGCTAGTTCAACTGAATAGTCTGCTCTAAGTGCTCTACCTTTAGCTTCAACAGCAATTCTGTCGATGCTAAACGCCATTTCCATGAACGCTGTAGATGTTCCTTCACCTAAACCTTCTAGGTCAGATGTGGAGAACTTAGAAGAAGCTAAGTCATAGTTGCCTTCTGTTGTACCGCCACCAGTAGCATCGTTGATTAAACCTGGGTTTTTCTCAGTTGTTGCTGTTGGAGGTGTACCACCTTGAGTACCAGAGAACTGTGCGTCTGGCTCGTCGAAGAATGCTTCGTTACCTGACTGGTTAACGTAGCGTGATCTCATTGCGAAGATCAATCCAGTAGGACCATTCATAGGCTGAACACCTGCGATGTCATAAGCAATAAGCTTAGGCATAGCACGACGAATCAAGCTAATAAGAATTGGGTCGAAACCGAAGTTAGCACCCGCACCTGTAGTAGGGGTGTTGATAGGACCTGCGTTAGTAGGTGCCTCTGTAAGGATTTGTTTTTCCTCACGCATGAACCTTTCTTGGTTCTCTAGGAGTTGTGCGGTAACCGCTTTACGATAGTTATCCTTTATCTCAGGAAGACCATCATGCTTTAGTACGGGATTCCACTTCTCCTGTAGTTGTTCTGTGTTAAACATTTTAGTTTAAAAGTTAGAATTGAAGTGAATTAGATCCTTTTAGCAAGTTGCTCGACATATGCTGCCATGCTCTCACTAACAGTTTCAAGTTGTTTCTCTGCAGCTGGTGCAGATTCTTCTGAAGCGACTTCAGTCACAGTCTCAGTCTTTGGAGTACCAAAGTATGATTCCTTAATTTGACCTAGCTTCTCACGATACGACTCATCAGATTTGAATTCGACTGCTTCGGCTAGGGAGGTGAACTTGTCCTTCTGTGTCTCAGCGAGACCTCTGGTTAGTTCGTTCAAAATCTCATGTTTACGATAGGTTCCCACAACCTCATGTAGTTCGACATTCTTCTTAACCTGTTCGTTAAGTCGGTCTTCCATGTCATCTATTTTCTCGCTCATCTCAGCAGCAAGATCCAGTTTATCATCTGGAACATTGATGTTTGATTCGATGAACAATTTCCTTAGTCCTTCCATGAATGTCTCTGTGACTTCAGTGCGGAGACCTGACTCAACTGCCAGTTCATTCTCCTTGAGCCACTCTTCTGCAGCATATGAAAGGAAATTCTCTACGCGGCCAGCAAATTCTTCTTTGATAGAATCAATTTCTTCTACGAATTTTGCTGCTGCTTGCTCCTTAAGGGAGTCAATCTTTGCTGTGACTCTTGCGTCTACAGCGGCTTCAAAGACAGTTTTTGCCTTCTCTTGGAACTCTTCAGATAGATCAGCACCAGCTAATACTGCTGCGATGTCTTCGTTGTTCTCTTCAGCTACCACTTCTCCTTCGTGTTCTGTTTCGGAGAATATCTTAGCACTTAAAGCACCTGGCATTTTAGATGATGCACCAGATGGTTTCATCTTTAATGTCTTGTCCTTTTCTACTCCTACTGGAGCAGCTGCTTTTTTCCCAACATTGTCAGGTCCTTCAGGTTTCTCCTTAGAGGAACCACCGACTTCAATAGCGTCGTTCTTAAGGTCTGATTTTTGTTGTGGCACAGCACCACTTGTGATTGCGGTGTTGCCTGTTGCTGCGTCTTCAGAAACTTCGGTCTTTGGGAGAGATGCTTCTTCAGCTACGGCTTCAGTTGCTTTCTTTTCCGCGATGAGTTTCTCAAATTTTTCATCTATAGTGGCCATGTTTGCTCCTACGAAATAAGATCTGCGGTAATTTACTACTTTTATTTATACTTTATATACTTCTTAGGAAAGCCGCAAACGCGGAGATCTTTCTTTCTTGAAGTTCTTGTGGGGTTGGTGCGTTGTCAATCGCAGCCTTAATCTGTTCGATTTGCTGCTCTTTGATTCTGCCATCTGCCTGTACCCACTCACGTCCTTCGTATATACCTTCTACGAATGCATCAGGTGCTGAAGGATCTGCTACGATGTCCGCAGCAGTGGATAGAATAAAGTCATCTGCCACTATCTGACAGTTGCCTTCTTTCTTAATTGAACCAAGTCCTCTGGAAGAGACACCTAGTTGTACACCCTCTTCGAGTAAAGATTTGGCAATCTTACCCATAGGTGTTTCCATAAGTTTTGCTTTACCTATGAAGTTTGTACCTTCAGGATAAAGTTCAACAATCTTATGTGACACTCTATCTAGGTTGAGTGTAGGACCCTCTGGATGACCTAGTTCTCCTAGAGCACGTCCACGTCCAACGAATTCTTCATTGTACTTAGATACCTCACGATTCATGGTATCGAATTTATACATCCGACCATTGCGATTGGTAATTTCAGTTTGAAGAAAGACTCCTTTGATATAGGTTGATTTCTTACCGTCTTTTTCTTCGGTAAGAATCTCTATATCATTGTTCTGTTCCGTTATCAGTTTCATCTTTAGGTTCCTCTAGTTCGGCAGTGGGATTTTCGATTGCTTCTGGATCAGGTTCCGCATTACCCTCATCGGGTACGTGTGGAAACATCCTATCGGCAACTGTTTGCTTACTGACATCGACTGCCATAGCAGCCTTTGTTTGTAGCATGTCTTTTAACTTGCCCAGTGCGTCAGCCTGGTCGTCGTTCCAAAGCAAATCAACGATATCTCGTTCTGGTGTAGTCATAATAATATGTTACGTAATGTTATTTATTACCCAGCTACTTTTTAGCGGGTGTTCTGGTAGATCCAGAGGGGTTGGTAGTACCTTTCTCTGACTGAGTTTTGATCTGAGCCTTCTTCATTTCCTTATCAAGTTCCGCATTGTCTTGCTCATCAGCCATGGCTTGATTATCCATAGCGACTTGATCCAATGGGTCTAAGATCTTACCGTCAGCAATATCATCTGACATTTGCTTATCAAGCTCTGCCATCTCAGTCTCAGACTGCTTTAAGATATTGACGCGGACGTAATCAGTTGAGAAGTAACGTCCCATGAATGGTTCCATGGCAGTGATTACATTCAACTTTTCATTTAACATTTCAATATTCTTAAGTTCTGTAAAGTGATTGTCATATAAGTAATCGTACTGTATATGCTCCTTCATATCATCCCAGTCCTCTGGTGTGATTACACCTTTTAGAATGAGTTGAGTCTTAAGAATGTCATTGAACATCTCACTAAACTTCTTGCGGAGTTTACCCACAAACTTAGTGAACTTCAGTTCATCACGCATGATCTCTGAAGACCTACCGATGTTAAATGATTGTCCAGATTCTAAACGACCTGCTGGTACGTTTAGTGCTTTGTATAACTTAGTCTGGAAGTACTGGATGTCCGTAAGTTCGCCAAGATTTTGTCCACCTGGCAACGTAGTGATTTCAGTACCTCGTCCTCCCTCTCTACGTGGGAGCCAGAAGTCTTCGAGCATCGACATGTGTTTTCTGTCATCTCTTATTTCTCCAGTGTTAGCATC